ATACCGGGACTTACTCTGCCCGCCGAAGCCCCGTGATCTCAGAGACACGGGCCCGGAGGTCTGGGTTTTCTGGGGAGACAGCGGCGTCGGAAAAACACGCAGAGCATTCGAAGAATGGCCGGACGCCTACGTGAAAATCACCAATGGCAAATGGTGGGACGGCTACGATGGCCAGGAGACAATCATTTTCGATGATTTCAAAGGATCGTCGCTGAGTTTACATGATTTTCAGCGTGTGATCGACAGATACCCCCTTCGCGTCGAGGTGAAGGGCGGCAGCGTCGAAATGCAAGCGACGCGCTACGTGTTCACGTCGAACCGTCATCCGAGTGAGTGGTACTCGGAGGAGGCGGATCCACACGGCACCGTGATGCGCAGAATTCGTGAATTCTGTCAAGATCACGGACGCCTGATCCACTGTTTGGGCCAAAGATGGAATGGGCCAAAGTGCCAGGGTAATACTGTCCCTGGCCTTGGCCCAACCGACGAGTAAACCCCCCAATCCGAGCCCCCCCTTTTTATTCTCTTCGGAGCCCCATTTGGGGTGAGGGGCTCCTCGAGAAACAAAGGGGGGCTATACCCTGAATCTCGGAGATTCCTCGATTCATCAGCCCCGGTCCAGAGAACCGCAAAACAACTTCGTTCTTTTGCCTGCTTCTGGACCCTCGGGGCTTCTATCCCGGGATTTACTTCTGACCCTTAAACTGCAGGTATGCAGTCAGGGTGACATTGACCGTAATGGCGGCATTAATCTCCCCCTCCGCAGTCGGAGTGGCCGCCTCGGTCACCATGAACGGCCCGAAGAACGTGATCGGGGCGAAAGCGCCGGATCCACCGGCCCATGTAAACGGCATCCACTTTCGTGACTCCCATACACGCTGATACGCGATTGCATTGACCGTAGGGTTCGCGTCGACGGTCGGCGGGTTGGCCGGAATGCTCATACTCGGCCCGAATGTACCGATGAGCGTATACGGATAGAATCCCAGCCGGATGTACGGGCGCGTGCTGTTAGGCGTGACCACGCGCTGCCATCGAGTCTGGCGCAAAGCCTCCTCGGTCTGCGATGGCACCAACGTAGAGTTCCTGAAGTCCGGTACGCTATTCGCGATGCCAGGCTGTATACTCGTAGACGGCGGTCTATTCTGATCCGATAGCGCCTGAGGAGCGACGAGGGCTGCGAATGGGCGACTGCCGACGATCAAATAGTTGTCGAGCAGTCCGGCACCATCTCCGGAGCCTCTATCGCGACTCAGGGTAACTATGCACTTTTTAATGCGAAAATGCGAGTATACGCTCGCATAATCCATGAAACCAGGCAATGCGGCGACGTTGAACACGAATGAATTGTAGAGACCATTAGCAGACCTGGTCTCCCAATTGCCGTCTAGGGTGAGCTTGATTGTCTTCGACGTCGTCGGCCCAGCACGACTAGAACGACGCCTAATAGTACGGCGACTGCGGTACCCACGGCGGTACCGGCTAAAAGTCCGACGATAAGACCCACGTCGGGAGGACACTCGACGGTAACGTCTTCGTCCATATGCCATTATTTTATTTTTTGAAATCAATCTGATTAAATTGATTTTGATTTACTCTAACTTCGGCCCGAAATAAAAAAATGCCGAGTGGGTCAAGGAACTGGTGCGGGACACTGCAACTCCCTGACGAGACTTTTGATGTCCGGGAGTGGTTTGATAAGCTGATATCGGACAAAATCGCCAAGTATCTGGTTGGCCAGATAGAGCGTGGACACGAGACCGAGCATGCTCACCTTCAATTTTATTTTCAGGGAACCAGACGTCTTTCTCTATGTCAAATGAAGAAACTGGTACACGCGACGGCACACTGGGAAGTGGCCTACGGGTCCCCGGAACAGAACCGCGAGTACTGCACAAAAGAGGACACCCGTGTAGCGGGCCCCTGGGAAGTCGGGGAAGCGACGCGCCAGGGTCAGCGTAATGACCTGAACCGCGCCACCGAGATGATACGTGAGGGGTTTTCCCTCCGCGATGTAGCGGAGGATCACCCTACGATTTTTTTGAAATACCATCGTGGCTTGAAGGAATACCGGGACTTACTCTGCCCGCCGAAGCCCCGTGATCTCAGAGACACGGGCCCGGAGGTCTGGGTTTTCTGGGGAGACAGCGGCGTCGGAAAAACACGCAGAGCATTCGAAGAATGGCCG